ACCCCGCCTCGTTCCAAGACCTCGTTCCAAAACTCTCTATATAATGGGCTCAGCCCATATCATTTTGAAATAAAATGTCTGGTCGTAGCAGAAATTGGTGCTTTACTCTTTTTGAGTATACGCTCCCTCTCTTTCTCTCTCTTCCCGATTGGGCTGTATATCTGGTGTTCCAGGAAGAGGTTTCTCCATCTACTACTCGGAAACATATTCAGGGGTACTGTACTCTTAAGAAACCTCAACGTCTCTCTTTCCTCAAGACGAAACTCGGTAATGGAGCCCATCTCGAGATCGCAAAAGGTTCCGCATCCAGCAATAGAGATTATTGCAGAAAGGATGATTCAAGAGCTTCTGGGCCGTGGGAATTCGGAATACTTGCGGAGCAGGGGAGCCACAAGAGGAAGACGATGGAACGTTTTCAGGAAGACCCAGATGAGGTCCGATTGGCCGACCCTAAGCTGTATCGTCGCTGCTTGGCGACAAAGATTAATAAGGAGTTCTCTTGTCTGGTACTCCCTGCATTTGACCGACCTTGGCAGCTGCTGGTTGAGAAGGTACTCGACGAAGGCCCAGATGATAGAACTATCATATGGGTGTATGGCTCTCAAGGCAATGAAGGGAAGACTACCTGGGCGAAGTCTAAGATACAATCCGGATGGTTCTACTCCAGGGGAGGAAAGGGAGAGAACATCAAGTACTCATACGCCGAACACTTAGGGCACTGTATATTTGATCTCCCCAGGCAGGTTGAAGATGTTCTTCAATATACGGTTCTTGAAGAGATTAAGGATAGGTTAATCAGGAGCAGCAAATATGAACCGATAGATTTTAACTGCAGTGATAAGGTCCATGTCGTTGTACTCAGTAACTTTCTGCCCCAGATCGATCTGGAATATGATAGTAAGGGCAATTTAGTAAAGAAACAGCTGTTAAGTAAAGATAGATTATGCATAATCAACATTGATGAGTCTGTAATTGTCCGAAATGATCAAACGGTGACGTTTGATGAGTATATTGAGTAGATCGGCAAATTTCCACTTCTTCATCTCAAATTACCAGCGAGCGAGCCCACAACAATAATTTTGCTTCTTTAATAAAGAAGGAATGAAATGAAAAAAAAAAAGATACACATAACCCTACACCTCATATGAAAATTATGGAACGCAGTGACGAAAAGAAAAAAAAAGAAAAACACACCCACTATCTTTGTATGGGTCCTACTTAATAACACGGATCGATGACGTGTCAGTCATGTGTGTTTGTTACCGGCCCTTTATATAGGGATGATGACCGGCTACTGGAACGAACTACTGGCAAGAGGCGGGTATAGTATT